GATGCTTGGTTGAAACACGAACAGTCGCATTGGTTACATACGGAAGTTCCAATGTTGGAAGATGTAAAAGATTGGAAGAAGAAACTAACAAATGAAGAAAAACAATTTCTCACTCATATTTTTCGTTTTTTTACTCAAGGTGATATTGATGTTGCCGGCGGTTATGTTCGTAATTATTTGCCTTATTTTAGCCAACCTGAAGTAAGAATGATGCTCATGGGCTTTGCTGCTCGTGAAGCTCTCCATGTTGCAGCATATTCACATTTAATTGAAACTTTAGGATTACCAGATACAACATATAATGAATTTATGGAATATGCTGAAATGAAAGAGAAGCATGACTATATTATGGACATTTCGGCTAAAAATACAACAAAAGAAAATACAGCAACACATATTGCCGTATTCTCTGCATTTACCGAAGGTATGCAATTATTCTCATCATTCATTATGTTATTAAATTTTCCACGACATGGCAAAATGAAAGGTATGGGACAAATTGTAACATGGTCGATTGTTGATGAAACTCAACATTGCGAATCAATGATCAAATTGTTTAGAACATATATAGAAGAAAATCGTGAAATCTGGAATGATGAACTAAAAGGTAAGATTTATACGATTGCTGAAAAGATGGTTGTATTGGAAGATAAATTTATTGATTTGGCCTTTAAGATGGGTCAAATGGAAGATTTAACAGCTGAAGATGTAAAAAAGTATATTCGTTATATTTGTGACCGCCGTTTGATTTCTCTTGGACTCAAAGGTGTGTTTAAAGTGAAAAGAAATCCTTTACCTTGGGTAGAGGAAATGATCAACGCACCAACACACACGAATTTCTTTGAGAATCGTGCCACCGATTATGCTAAAGGTTCTTTATCAGGTAATTGGGGAGATGTTTGGGCTAATTAAGGAATCAAATGACACAAAAACAATTATCAGGAGAATGTTTAAGTTGTGAATCAACTTATAGCATATCATTTATGGAAGAAATGGTTTCACAAGATTTACCCGAGTATTGCCCATTCTGCGGCGAAATCATCGAAGAATTATCCGAGGACTATATAGAGGATGATGACGATGAATTGGACAATGAGGAATGGGAATAACTTGGCAGTATCAAGATAAAGATTTTACGGAAGACTTGATTGGTGATAACTACGGGTTCGTGTATCAGATTAAAAACCTGACGAATGGTAAAAAATACATAGGCAAGAAATTTTTCTATTCTGCCAAAACCAAACAAGTTAAAGGTAAAAAGAAGAAAATCAAAGTCCAATCAGATTGGCAAACTTACTATGGAAGTAGTGACACATTGAAGCAAGATGTGTTATCATTAGGTCATGAGAACTTTTCTCGTGAAATATTGCATTTATGTAAATCAAAAGGTGAATGTGGTTATCTCGAAGCAAAAGAGCAATTTGTTCGTGGAGTTATGGAATCAGATGATTATTATAACACATGGATAATGGTAAGAGTTCGTAAATCACACATTAAAGGATTACAATGTTAGACTTCCTAAAAACATTAAAAAACGAAGATCATGATGCAATATTCTTTTTGCCTGGTCCTAAAGAAGATAGCCTTCATATCGAAAGTGCTGTTTATAAAAATCCTGGTGAAAAACTAGGTGGTTCACCAATGGGAGATTCATATCATGTTATTTTATTTAAAGAAGATAGTAAAAACGGCAACGAAGTTAAAATCTACGATATTGATAAATTTGAAGCAATTTTGGCAGAACCATTGGAATATATTTCCACATTAATACCACAAGATTGGTTTGGTATAATTGCTCGTAGAACTACCACATCAGAAGCTTTCATTGAAAAAACATTTGCCAAACTCACAGAGGTATGATACAATAGGTTTTATTGGAAACTATTGAAAGTTTATTATGATTCTCGTTGATTTAAATCAAGTATTATTAGCAGGTCTCATGGCGCAAATTGCCAATCACAAAGGCAAATTGGATGAAAGCCTAATTCGTCATATGGTTTTGAATATCATTCGTAACCATGTTAAAAATTTCAAATCAGAATATGGTGAAGTTATACTATGTTGCGATAATCGAAAATATTGGCGCAAAGAGTTTTTCCCATTCTATAAAGCTAGCCGTAAGAAAAATCGTGAGAAATCCGATTTAGATTGGCACCTCATTTTTGATATGCTTGCCAAATTCAAACAAGAACTCAAAGAAAATTTCCCATATAAAGTGATTGATGTTGAAGGTGCTGAAGCTGATGATATTATTGGAACATTAGTACCAATTTACTCAGCACACCAAAAGATATTGATTTTATCAAGTGATGGTGATTTTCTCCAATTACAACAATATGGTAGTAATGTAAAACAATATAACCCGTCACAAAAGAAGTTTATAAAGTCGGAGAAACCACTCCTAGAACTCAAGGAGAAGATTATTCGTGGAGATAAGGGTGACGGTATACCTAACATGTTTTCGCCTTCCGATTGTTTTGTCCGTGACCTCCGTCAAAAGCCTATCACTCAAAAAACATTAGAAAAATATCTTAATGAGGATGTTAAAAAATTCTCATATGATGAAACTGTTAATTTTGGTAGAAACCAGACACTCATTGATTTGACTTTCATTCCTCAAGATATAAAAGAGAAGATTATAAATACCTATGATGAAATAAAACCTGCTAAAGGTAAATTGTTGAATTATTTTATTGAACACAAACTGAAAAACTTAATGGAAGTAATAGAGGAATTTTGATGAAAAACATTTATGAAGTATTGGATGAATTTGAAATAGCAGATTCAAAAAAAGAAAAAATGAAAGTGATAGAAAAAAATCTATCAAAAACATTGGTTCAAGTATTTGAGTTAGCTTATCATCCACAATATCAATGGTTAATAAGTGAAATGCCAGAAAATTATAAAATTCCAACTGATATGTTACCTGGACTTTCTCCACAAACATTATCAACACAATTAAGAAAATTGTATTTGTTTCAAAAAGGTAATCCTTCAGCTGAAACTTTAACTGAACAAAAAAGACAACAGATATTATTACAATTATTAGAATCACTTGAACCTCGTGAAGCCGAAGTCATTATTGGTATTTTCAATAAAGATTTGGGTGTGAAAGGATTAAATTATAAATTTATTAAAGAGGCCTTTCCACAACTTCTACCATAAATGATAGAAAAAGAGAAAATAGTAGTAACAACCGGAACTTATGATCCTTTATCAATTGATGAGTTAAATTTCCTTAAAAAATGCAAATCAAAAGGAGATTGGTTAATTGTCGGCGTTCATTCTGATTGGTGGATGTTATGGGCTTTAGGTGGTTATGTTCAAGATTATCCTTCACGCAGAGAAATACTTAAAAGTTTAAAATTTGTTGATGAAATATTTTCGTTCAATGATTCTGATGGTACAGTCTGTCAACTTCTCAAGCTTATCAAAATTTGTTATCCCAATGCGGACATCACATATATTTCACAACAAGATATGCACAATATGCCAGAAACAAAAATTAAAGGTATTACATTTGAAACAATGAAATGAAGGAGGAGAAGTGTCTAAATTTGTAGGAAAGTTCAGAAAGAACCAAGATTATAATGATGATAGAAGTTATGTTTATAGTAAGAATAGAAATGAACATGCCGAAATCAAAAAACTAAAAAACAGAAATTATGATGAATTTCTGAGTGAAATGGAAGAAAAATCAAGTTTACCAGAAAAAAGCAAGCATTATTGATTTTTTTCTCATAAGTAGGTATGCTGCTGTTTCATATAAAAGGTATTGGTATTAATGTTGTTCCAATACAACACATCTATTGACTTTTCTCTATTTCCGTATTATAATGGTTCTTCTAAACTGGAGAATTGTTATGTTAATATATGGTTATATTCCAAAATCGAAGAAAAGAAAAGTATCAAAGCAAAAAAAACTCCAACACGAAGAATGGTTGGAATCAATTATGGCAATTCAGCCAATTCGTAATATTTCCATTTCCACAAAAAAATCCATTACAGATTATGTGCCAAAGGTTCCTCCTGGTCGAGAAACCCCTAAATGCGTTTCCGTAGATACAGGTTTTATACCTTTGACAAAAAATGTTCCATTTTCTTATACTGGCAACAAAATGAAAGGTATTGCAACAATGCACAAATCAAATGCTGTGCCAGTTTTCACAGATAATGAAGCAAAAGAAATTTCTAGTATGCGGAGATAATGAAAAAATGACTCCTGAAAAATGGAATGATGAAGATTGGGACGATTTTGAGGAATATTTGAAAAATTTGTCTGCCAAGGATTTAAAAAATGAGTTAAAATTCTTGGAATCGCTAGGAAAAGCGAAAAAAAGCGGTAAAAATATTGTTATGAATGAATCTTTTTATATAATGTGAGGAAATATGTTACACCCAACTGAAGAAGCACAAATTTTGCGTGGAATTGATGAAATTTTCTTTAATTTGCGCCATTTACCGGTAGAAGATGTTGCTCAGCATCTTGTAAAGTTTGATCCGAAGCTTGCGGATCGCTTAGCTACTGCAATTGAGCAGAATTTTTTTGAAAAAAATGAAGGAAAAAAATATGAATGATGCCGGACACTACATTTGGCTCGATGCCAAAGTTGATGATAATGAAATTCCAACTTGGAAACAACTTGATATAGTTTGCCGCAAGTGGGCTACTCTATCAGGAATGGAAAAAGATTTAAGTGACTACCAAAAACGCAAGGAAATGTATGAATAAAACTTTTTCTACTGAACTTGTTGATCCTAAAGATGGTACGGATGATAAAATTTTAATTCTTCCTGAAGAAGTGATTAAATATAATAAGTGGAAAGAAGGACAAGCTATTGAAATGGAAGTAAAAGATGGGAAAGTCTACCTAAAAGCCTTACCTGAAGATGGTGTTGTATAGAAACAACATCATTATACTTGCCACTTGACGGTAAGCAATTATTGTAGTATAATGGTTCTATTAAATCGGAGAATCTATGGAACTTATTCATTCAAAATCACTACTCGCCAAATTGATGGCAACAGAAAACCTTACGATTGAACAGCGTAATGTTAATACAGCTTCATTTGATGTAAAGAATCGTGTCCTTACGGTTCCTGTTCTTGATAAGAACATTTCAGGTTATCTTTATGACCTGTTCTTAGGCCATGAAGTTGGCCATGCTCTCTATACTCCTTTAGAAGGAATGAAAGAAGCTCACGAAGCAAAAATCCCAATGTCAATTATGAATGTTTTGGAAGATTCTCGTATTGAGAGAAAAATCAAAAACAAATATCCCGGTATTCGTTCCTCATTTGTTAAAGGTTATCGTGAACTAATTGACAAAGATTTTTTTGGTACAAATGGTGCAGATTTAAATGATATGAATTTTATTGACCGTGTGAATCTCTACACAAAAGGTGGAGCTGCACAAGGTATCAAATTTGACGAATTTGAAAAATCATTATTAAATAAAATTGAATCAACCGAAACATATGATGATGTTATCAAACTCGCATATGAAATTATGGATTATCTCAAAGAAGAAAAAGAAAAACGCCAAGCAAACATGCCTGAAGATTTTGAGGAAGATGAGAATGGTGAATACGAATCAATTGACGATTTTGGTTATGAAGATTCTGATGATTGGGACGAAGAAACCGAAGAGCGTGAAAGTACCCAAGCAAGCAATTCTGCGGATGATGATATGGATGAAATCGAATCAAACAAAGAACAGAATGAAAATTCTGGAATGGATCCAGAAGGTGAATCTGATGATAATCCAAAATCACATACTGATGAATCTTTTCGTAAAAACGAAAGCAAACTATTTGCAAATGAAAATCGTATTTACTATTATGGTAACATTCCTGATATTGATTTAGAATCAGCAATCGTTCCACATAAAAAATTATGGAATGATTATCGTAAAGACTTTGTTGAGCGTTTTAAGGATTCTGAATATACTTACAGAAGTATTGATACTACAACATTTATCAAAATGCGTAATGATGCCAAAAAAGTTGTTGGTTATTTGGCTAAAGAATTTGAACTCCGTAAAAATGCCGATCAGTTGAAACGTGCATCAGTAGCAAAAACGGGTGATTTGAATATGAGTAAAATTTATTCATATCAATTTACTGATGACATTTTCAAAAAAATCACAGTTTTACCTGGTGGAAAATCTCATGGTCTTGTAATGTTTTTAGATTGGTCTGGATCAATGTCCAATAATTTAGAAAATACAATTAAACAATTAGTTAATTTAGTGATGTTCTGTAAAAAGGTAAATATTCCTTATGAAGTATATGCGTTCACCTCAGAACACAATGATCCTTGTATGGTTGAACCTAAAGTTGGTAACATTATTACTAGACAATTTAAATTATTAAATATACTTTCAAGTAAAATGTCAGCAGCTGAATTTTCTTATGCTGGTGCAGCTTTGGTTAGTTTAAGCCAAATGAGAACTTATCGTCCACATTGGTTTCAATTAGGTGGTACTCCTTTAACTGAAGCAATTTTTTCTGCTATGAAGATTGTTCCGGAATTTCAGAAATCGTATAAATTACAAGTTGTTAACACCGTGTTTTTAACTGATGGCGAAGGACATAATTTAAAAAGTGTTTATTATCAAACTGATCGTGGTATATCCGAAGGTTATAATAATCCAGATTTAGATGATGGCCGTTCTTATGGTAAAGACAGAGCTTTTGTAATTCGTGATCCTTTAACTAAAAATGAAATTGTGATGCAAGATGCTTACAGTAGAGATTTAACAGCAAGTTATTTAAAGCTTCTTAAATTAAGAACCAATTCTAACATTGTTGGTTTCTTTGTGTTAACTGGCCGTGAATTAAATCGTGAACTGTATAATTTCTTTCCAAGGGTTTCTGATTATAGCAAAATCAAAACTGAGTTTCGTAAAAACAAATCTTTGGTTGTTACTTCAGCTGGTTATGATGAGTATTATTTGCTCCGTGCTGAAGGCCTAGATACTGATGAAGAAGTAAGTTTTGAAGTAAAAGAAAATGCAACTACTCGTGGTTTAGTATCTGCATTTAGTAAATATGCCGGTAATCGTTTGGCGAACCGTGTTGTGTTAAACCGATTTATAGGATTGATTGCATAATGGAATTATCTAAATTTATGAATGGCGATAAAAAAGCCATTATCGAAAGACAAGATTATAACTACACAGTTGTTTATTATTTAAACAATAAAATAATTAGTAAAGAAGTTACTGCTGATTATATGAAAGCTGAAAATTTGGCAGAAGAATATGTTTTGTCTGAAGAAAAAAAAGGACCAAGTTTTTTAATTGAAAGATGGACTGATGCCTCAAGTAATTGAAAACGATCCATTAGATCCAAAAAAAATATACGATGATCTTGTCAATAGATGTAAAAAAGCAAAAGTATATGAAATTCAATGCATTGTTGAAGAATGGTGGACAGGTCCTGCACCATTCTCAATTATGATTATAGATGGTGTTTATTTTTGTTATGTAATTGCAATATCAAAAAGAGATGCGTTTTTAGAAGTGGCGAATAAATTGCCTGTGATAAAATTTTTAACGAAACAAGATGATTATGACGAATGAAAAAATTAAAGAAACATTATTAATATTACAAGAAGAATGTGCTGAAGTAATTCAAGCCGCTTCTAAGGTGTTTCGATTTGGTGAAGAATCTAGATGGCCAACAGAAGAATCTGGTACAACTTTAGAAGAACTACAAATGGAAATTGG